TACGGTGCCATATGGGTCGTTAATCCAATTCGGTGGTTCCTGCAACAAAGCAGGGGTCGCTGTATCGGCGGTACAACTCCTACATCAATTAAGTATAAGTGAGTGGGAGTTGTGAAACCAGAACGTCTACTGAGGACGCCCCGGTTAGAGTGGCGCAAGACATAGAAATAGTGGCTTGCTTAGTGGGATCTATAATAGTAATAAATATAACACACGAGGAAAATCCAGTTCCTACACTAGCTAACGTAGAACACGTGTACTGTGTACCATTGAACATCTTCTGAAAAGCTGTACAATTGGTAAGGATTGGAGTCCAAATGGTTGAAACGGTGGGACCCGAATAAATAGCATCAATCTGATAATTGCCAAGGGCACCTAGTGGGAAAGTAAGAGTAGTACTTGTGGCACTAACTCCGATCGCATTATAACCGTAAGTTATAGCTCCATTTCCCCACGGGCTTAGGTTGGTGGGTGTCAATCCGTTGAAATGTGAAGAATCACCATAAAAGGCAACTTCTCCCGTAACAACAGGCTTCCGCAACTCAACCTCATAGGTGACCCACAATTCACCCATGTTAACATTGGTACCTTGCATACCAGTAGAGGCATAATAGAAAGCGCCCAAGTCATAAGTCTTGGGGTCTTCTCCTACCGGAACGGCTGCTCCTCTAACGTATTGAACGTTGTAAGGATTCTCTTTCGGGTCACATTCTATCGGATGACAGAAAGACTCACTGGGCTTTGCATCACTAGTAAAATACTCATTGAGCATTACTTGCTTGTTTGTAAAGGCAGGGGCGGTAGTTTTATATTGTGTCCCCATCATGACCGTCCCTAAGGAGGTATTGGTACTAGCAATAGAATTTCCCGACGTAGACTCGTAATGAAACACAATTCCCTTCCAAGTATATTCTTGAAATTGTTGGGCAATAGTGGAGAGCCAAGGGAAAACCGAACTCAAACCAGGGTTGAGGGCGTAAGCCTGCGAACATTGGAAAGTGTTGGCTGTTCCGGAGGAAATGATGTCCGTGATGTACTCCTTGTGTCTAACCACAATGGATTGGCCTGAGCCGTGCATCAATGGGATAGCTGGACTTCCATTGGCCACCCTTTTCGTAATTGAATTAGCAGCAACTTTGTAGTCTCCAGTACCCAACCACTTGGAAATGGTATCACCCAAAGAGTGTCCATAAGCCCCACCAACGGGACCACCTAGAGCACCTCCTAGGGCTCCACCACCTAAGCGGAGAGCATCGCCAAAGTATTTAATTAACGGCCTTCTGGCTGCCGCCGTGGTATTACCACTAGATTGTTTAGTTTTCTTAACTGCAGGTCTCTTAGTCCTTCTTGCTTTTGCTTTAATAGCGGTTTTGTTTGGCATTGTATTGGATACCCAGAGCCATCTTGGGGACTGTACATCGCAACTAAACACATTGGTGACCTCTGTGCAGTCTCTCGGCATTTTGTTTAGCACGGAAACCGTTTTAGGGTACTCACTAGCTGCAACCCAATTCGTGAGGATTATGGACAAGTAGCAATACTGTGTAAAGGGTTTCCACAATTGGTCTAGCAATTTAGGATTACTCCTCCACACCATAGGGGTGCAAAACACCACAGAGGCAAAGAAAGTAAAATTAAAGAGCACAAAGCCAATCTCATAATGGAACTGCAGTAGCGCTAGCCACCACTGTCCAAAAGGAGGTCCAGGGTTGGGTTCTATCCCTTCTTGGGTCAGGTCCGCAACATAATCATCACGTGTAAAACCACTGTCTTCAATGATTTTAACATATCTAGCTAATTCGGGGGAGTGTCGATATTCATATTTGAATTGCCTTACTAAGCACATACGGGAGAAATTATCTCCGGCATTACTGAGTAGACGGTAAATGGACTTAAAAGCATTAAGGGGTACTCCTAAAGGACCACCATCAAATTTTGTACTACAAAATTCAAAGCTATCCTTGGTTCCCACTTGATAAAACTTAAGTTTCTTCCCCATCGCCGTATATTTCTCTTTCGGGTTTTCTATGGGAGCGGTCAAAAGATCGTCACCCATAGCCATAGCCCAGGGAGAACCTGCTTTACGGGCGGTTCTCACAGCAATCCATGTATTAGCAGAGGAAGTTATATAAGAGCCTGAGGCCATAACACCATACCTAGTTTGGGCATAGAGTTCGCCACCAGAAGTCGAGAACACCTTCCTAGAAAGGAGGAGACAGCGGGCTCTTATTAAAATCGCTCCGAACGATTGGACAGATAATTTATACGAGTCAATAGTTTTCAACCCATAAGACAACATGTCACTTTCATCGACAGTCCAATCCCATCCCGAAACATCTGCAGAGTCCACTGAGGAACTAGGGCAAGTCTGTACATAATCATACAAAGCCTGCATGCCTGTGTCATTAAGACCAAGGCCGGGTTTCAAGGGAATGTGATTCACATTGTTGATTTCTATTTTGTTCTGGGGGGTAAACAACAATCGGTCAATGACCTGGTCCACCAACGCAACAGAACAAATAAGACGTAACTTGCCCTCCGCCACTTTCTTGGCACTATGGGGTTCATCTTTAACAAATATTCTAACGGCATCAACCGCACGTAATTCTAACAATTCTAAGGGGGTGTAGGAGCTTAAATCTCCCAATAAATATAATAAATTAATTCTATCTAACACACATTCTCTAACAAAATTTTCGTATTTACAAAGTAGTTCGGAGTTTGTAACTCCTAATTGCGACAATGGGACTCCGGGGGAGGAATCTCCTTTGACACATTTTCGGAGCACAAACAATATTCTATCACTGAGTTCCTGAAGGCGGTAGCCTGTGGGGGCTCCAGTGTTTTGGAAAATTGAACATAACTTCGCAGCCGGCAAACCCTGTTGTAAAACTTCAAGGTCTTCCGGGAGAATGATACCATTACTACCTGGGTAGGCTGACTTGGTAAAACTATGGGCGAACAAGGACCTGAGTTCAACATCGTGCCCGTGACCGGGCCAATGGAACTGTGTAAGTTCGGGTTCACTGGCGCTAGCTCTCTTAAGAGCTGACGTAAGCTTGCGTTTTCTGCCTCCAAAGAAATTCTTGCTAGATCCAACTCGGACAAGACCGGATTTGCCTTGTTCTTCCGTCTCGTATTCCTCTTCCGCGAGGGTGAAACTGAACTGGTTGAGTTGGTAGAGCTTTTCAAGGTCTTCTCCAGGACTTGGGGAAAAACCGGAATATCAGTAGCCGGTTGAATTGACTGTAACTCAGGAAAAAGTTTGTACATACTAACTGCGTCCTCCTTAACTGGTACCGTCTGTGGAAGTCCTCCTACTGGAGAGCTACCCAAAACATGACGTTGACCAAAGAGCGACTTCGCAATCGGATTGTTAAGTCCAAGGGGTTGCTCTTTAAAGGCTACGCGAGAAGTAGGATTGCCAGGGTTCAGCTTTCGCCGATTCCCAACACCTGTGTCACGATCAAAATCAGGAGCAGTGGTAAAATCCATGTCTGACAAATCGTCAGCCCAAGGATGTTCAGGAACACGTCCGACCGTAAAGTCGTGGCGGTTCTTGTTGTACCTATACTCTTGTTTCCCGTTGTTGGTATAAACATCAAAGATTTGGTCTTCACTGGAAGTCTCATAGTCTTCATAATAAACTTCTGAGTATTCATCTTCAGTGGTAGTATCTGATTCAGCACTATATCCACGCCTCTTCCAAAAGACAGTGGTGGCCTCATTGAGATCCAATGAGGGAACCGCGCCTGTATGGATACCTACCACAGTACCTTGACAGATAAGGGGGGTACCACTACAACCTCTATAAGAGGAGCAGGAGTGATTAGTGGAAGAGAATTTTCCATTTCTAGAGGTAAAACCCCTAGAAACGAAGAACTCATCTTTAGTGTTGAAACCATACAGCTCGACCTGGGCCTCCTTGACCAAAGCCCTCGCTGTGAGGGTCTTGATTTGCAAGGCAGCATAAACTGGTGCGGGCAATTCAAAATGTACTACATCTCCAGCTTTGGAGAATAGCACCTTCTTAAAATCGCCGAATTTCGCTCGGTGGGTCCTACCATTATTTTCAATGGAAATAGACCCACTAGCTAATTGCATCTGCAACCAGGAGTGAGCAGCGGTAACCATAACAGTACCACCGTCTACTCGTTGTCTCGAAGCCATACC